ACTTCTTACCTACTTTCTTAACGCAAGTGAAGATGTCACATTCTTTCTTACTTGTATCAAGTTCGTAGTCAGGGTTATCTACTAATGCTTTTAAAACATCTTCTGGTAGCGCATCATAGGCTACAGTTTCTTTAGTGATAATCTTTAGCACATTACCCATCGTGTCTCGTTGAACGACATAACGATCAAGTCTAAATACTTTCATACCGCCTTTAGGTGGCATAAATACGAGTGCATTTCCTGAAACGATTAATTGCTTCAAAGCTTCAAATGTAGGAACCCTTACTGCTTTTGATTCAATGACCTGTGTTGCTGATCTTTCAATACGAGCTAACGCTTCTTCTGCCTTACCCCTAGCATCACCGCCTAACTCTACTAGATCATAATCATCTATAGTCAGACGGAAGAATGCTTGGTTGGGAGGAAGTAGTGTCATTAACAGTTTGGAAGCAAGGTTGTTTACACCTCTTGCCCCTACTGATTGATAAGGTGTTGGATACTGAGTTGACCCTGTATGCCCTTCTGGGGGCATGAGTGTAGGGATTGTTAATTCAGCACAAGACCTCGCTCTTGAAAGAAAAGCGTCACGATCACTTGCCATGTTTTCATACGCTTTGGCTATAGATTGATCGTTCATTATTTAATTCCTATTTTTTAATTGTTAAACCCGAACCGCCAGCAGAGTCACCTTTATAGTTAGTGCCTACTGACCGTCTTAATTGTTTAGAGCCTGATCTTTTCTTTTTAATCATAACGGCATTGCTGTCTACCGCATCCTCAAGTTCCTCTGGTGCGGCTTCAGGTGGAGGGGGTGGAGCTACAGTTGGTTTCTGTACTGTTTTCTGGCTTTTTGGGAAACACATAATTATATCTCATCTGGTTGGTCATTCTCTAGCATCATCTCGATACGGTTAATGACGGATTGTTGTCCCTGTAGGAAAGCTATATCATTCTCAGATATACCCCTTCTGCTGGGTAATTGGTTTGGAAATAAGTTCCGTAAAAGTTTAATTAAATCTTCACTTATGAATATATTGTTTTTCATTTTGACTCTCTATAGGGGAAGGTTAGAGCAAACCCTCTGGTTACGGTAGGTGTAGCCACACGTTAGCGATGATGTGGAGGCACGTTACTACCTCCAACACCGTTATCCAATTTCTATATTTCGCATGAACCTGACGAGCAAGCCAACTCCTGAGTTCCAGTAGTGGTGTCCTCTTTTTCATATTCACCTAACCTGTCCCAATCAATATCTGACGGGGTTTCTTTTTTCAGTTTCATATACACTTCCTTAGTTATTGCTTCATAAGGGGCTTGTGCATATACGTGGTCAGTACGTGGCAAGAAGCTTATACCTGAACAACTGTCTAGGCGTTCCCATAACCACTGCCCTGCGGCTAAGAACTCATCATCAGAGTAATATATAGTCACACTAGGTTTATGTTCACACCAATGCTCTTGGTATATCTCCCATAAATCTAACTGCTGTTGTACATTAAGTTCGTCTACACTGGTTGCACCTTTAGGAGCTTTTACAGGGAACTCAAAGACATAGTTCTCTGGGTTCATTACATCCTTCTCCCACGACACTCCAGAATCCTTTAGGAATGTAGAGATAGGGTCTTTCCCATCGCTTCGTACTCGTCTTATATAATAAGGTGAGAACCTAGCGTGAATGCCACTAGCACTGTCTACTAATTGAGACACTGTGCCTGATGGTTTCACACACGTAATAGCAGTTGATTGGTTAACACCCAGCTCAGCCGCAAAATGCTTATTGGTTTGTACCGCAACCTTCTTCAGCTTCTCTAACGTTTCCTTCAGCGTTACTAAGCTACCTTTACCTGACATCAGTTTGTGATCCATGATGCCTGTCATACTTACACCTAGTAGACACTCCTCTGTTGTGTTCTTCTTCCAGATAGAGCGTACATACCTAAAGTCAGTTAAGGTTGACTGTAGTGTTCCTAGTATAGTGGCTAACCTCGTCTTACGCTCCAGTGATTCAACAGTATCATCAGATCGTACTACAATCTCAGATAGGTTACATACCTGTGCGGAGCGTAGGATAATCTCACTACAGGGGTTAGTCCCAAACTCATGGTCTATGTCTCTACGTCCGTTTCTCTCTGCTTGTTTTTTTGCGGCAGTACGGGAGAAGATACCTCGCTCTCCTGCTTTGGACTTATAGAGTGAAACCCATTCTTCCAGAAAGGTTTCATACTCTGGCTTCTCGTTGTAGACAGCACTGTTGTTTGCCAATGCTCTTTGCGTTTGAGTCTCCCACCAATTTCCAGACTTCGCATGACGCATACGGTCATCAGACAAATTAGAAAGAGAAATAAGAGCAGACCTCCGCACACCACCAACAACAACGATTTCAGCAATCTTACAAACAATGTCATGGGCTTCAATGCTAGTCAGTTTCCTCCCTGCGGCATTCTTGAAAGTAGCCACAGTAAAGTTAAAAAGAGCGACCAAGGGATCAGCACCGCTACTGCGACCACCGAATGTTTTGAGTCTAGCCCCTTTCTCACGAAGTTTAGATACGTCCCAAGTAGGCACTTGACCCGAATATAAAAGACTGACCAGCTCACGGAAAGCTTTAGCCCAGCCAATTTTACTGTCTTGTACATGGATTGTAGTTTCTGTTTCATAAAATTCCTCACTTATTGTTGGTAGTTTAGCAACATCTTGACGTTCAACTGAAAAGCCTACGCCTGTGCCACACATTAATACATATAATATTTCATCAAACACTCTGGGGTTATCTACGGCTACGTAGGAACAATTAAACCCAGCCATGTTATCTCGTTTCAGTGCCTCTCCTGCTGTCATTAGACAACGCATTGAGGGCATAATCTCTTGCTTATAAATGGCATCAAACAGCTCATACGCTAACTGACCGTCAAGCTGTCCTCTCTCTACCCAAAAGTTTATGTACCGTTGTACGGTTTCTTTCCAAGTCTCTCTACGCCCATCTTCTTCCCGCCACCTAGCGTAACGGGATTTGTGTATATATTGTTGATATGAGTCCATTAGCGATCATCTCCTGAACCTTTAAGCGTATCGTTAATCTTACGCTTGTATAATTTATTTAAGTTATTGAATGCAATATCACTAAGGTTAAGTCCCATTCGATCAGTAAGAACAGCAAGATACCAGAATACATCCCCCAGCTCCGATGCCATTTGTTCTTTGAAGTCATACGGTTCTCCATCTCTCATTTTCTTTTTAAGTTTGCCAGCTACCTCACCAGCTTCAGAAGCAAGACCCAGTGTTAAATACTCAACAGCTACATCTTCATCAAAGACTATGGTTTCTGAACACTTACTCTGATACCAATCAAAGCCTTCAAACATCCCTGTAATTTGTTCATACGAAGCACCGCCTAATACATTTTTCATCCCCAATTCTCCCCTTCTGTTTTTTCCATTAATTCAATCATTTTGTTTAAATACCAAACCGCCTTCTTTGCATCCTGTATAGGTTTACCCTTTGTCCAAAGCCGAGTGCTTGTGTACTTTAGTACGTTACCGTGACAATAGTGGATAGCATCAAACTCTCCTAATACGTCTACAATGTAATCTATTGTTTCAATCTTGCCCTCATTGTAATGAGCAGGATTATTGATTGGATCGTCTATTGCATCCATAGTGCTACCTCCTTAGTTTTAAAATCGTATTCTCCGTCACGCAAGATGCGAGCAAGTCTAGCGTTCTCTATAGCTACTTCTTCACCTAAACCTTGATCGGCAAAAGCATCTACTACTGTCTGCCATGTAGCACCTTTATCTTGTAAGAGTTTATCAGCTTTCTTTGCTCCAACTGTAGGACAACCTTTATAGTTATCTGTGGAGTCACCCACGAGTGTTTGATACAAGAACCAGTAGTTCGCTTCTTCTTCATCTACCTCAGTAACTTTTCCATCTAGCAAGTGGTAAGCTGGGATTGTTAACAAGTCTTTATCAAGAGACCAAATAACTGTCTTCATGTCCCGACTCCCTAAGATACCTAAGAGGTCATCTGCTTCTAACTTATCTTCAACTTTGCCATTGTACTTCTCATGCAAATAATCTTTTGCAAAATTTAGTAGCATGGGTTTACGAGTACCTTTGCGGTTTGCCTTGTAATAAGGAGCAACATCTTTGCGGTAGAGTTTATCACCTGAGAGACAAGTAATAACTTTATCGCATTTAGACTCATCTATAATCTTACTCATAAATTCTTCCATCGAACCTATGACATCTTTCTCATGGGCGTGTAGTGTCCACACACCGTCACCCCAATCAATAGGAGTCTCGGCTACTACTGCCGCTTTGTAGGCAACAATATCACCGTCTACTAATAGTGTTCTACCACTCATCTTCATTCTCCTCTTCTTCACATGCTTCAAACAGTTCTTCTTGCAGTTGAAAGTTGTGTCTTGTTATTATGATTTGTATGATCGTCTCCCCTAGCCACTTGACACCCAAAGCCACACTGACAAAGAAGAAACTAAAAACAAAAACTGTATTTAATAATGTAAACTCCATGTGCTAATTCCTATGTTTCTGTAATCGTAACTTACGAGTCTCAGGGTCAAACAATAAAAACTGTACGCCTAACTTCTTTTGAAGCGGTGTTCGTATTCCTACTGTATTATTGTTTTTACTTTCTCTGTTCATCTTCACATCAAACAAGTAAACCTCCCCATCCTTGATACCGATAACATCCACTGCACCCGTAGACCCAGCGTTGTAAAAGACTTCAAACCCTTCATCCCATAACCAAGTGATTGCATAAAATTCTGCTAAGTCTCCTAATCTACTTGGGCTAGTGAGTTTCTGCCCAACTTCTGCCGACATCGAACTCCGAGTCGAGAGCGCATTTGAAGTTGTAGTGCTGTTCTGTCTCTTTAATTGCTTCTTTAGTGATCTCACCTATGACATCCTCCAAGCCTTCCTTAACTATAATTTGAACTTCATCATGCACAAACGCCACTATCGAAACTTCTTCGGTAGTGTAACCTTTAACACGTATCATCTGCTCTATTGTTCTGTACCAATACTTACAGACAATAGCTCCTGCTGATTGAAGTAATGTATTTAAAGCGGCATGGGGGTGACGAATAGGAATTAACCTACCGTCTAAACCTTTAATAAACTTCTCACCATGCTGAGTTTCTAACCGTAGCTTCAATGCTTCTGTTAGTTTCTTTAAAGCTGGTGTCTTAGCTAAGAAACGCTTCTTAATCTGTCCACCTTCTTTCGCTCCCTTGCCAATGATCTCTCCAATTTTTTCGTTACCAGCTCCATATAAGAATCCGTATATAAACGTCTTTGCTTGTGGACGAGTCTGTAATCCAGCCGCTTCTTGGTTTGCTGTGTGTATATCACCGTCTAAAATTTCCTTACCATATTTACCACCGTCATACCTACTCATGTAATGAGCAAGACATCTTAACTCTAGTCCACTCGCATCTGCACCCAGTAGGGAATAACCCTTCGGTGCATGAAATAATTGGCGGCATTCCTTCCCAAAGGCGGCTGTTCCACTTGGTACTTGAGCGACATTAGGGTCACTGTGTGTACAGCGAGAAGTAACAGCCCCCATGTGATTAACTCTGCCATGTATTCGCCCGTTCTTCTCAAGCTTGAGCCATGCTTGTTTACCATTTCCTAATTGTCCTAATCTTTTGTTTAGCATTAAGAACTCAGTCAACAACTTAGCTTCGGGCATATCAATCCCTGCTAGAATTTTTTCGTCAACTTTTGGCTCACCTGATGGTGTAAACTCTTTTGGTGTCCAGCCCTTCTTCATTAGTCGATCAGCAATCTGCTGTCGTGAAGCTGGGTTAAACGGAATGGTTTTGGTTTTTGTTTTTAGCTCAATTATTGT